TGCTGGAATTATCTCTATGTGTGTTGGTTGGGTTGTTCTCGCACTTTTTGCTGAGGGTTTACTTCGACTCGTCGGAGTAATTCCACCGTTATTGCCTTGGTTGAAAATTAATTTATAGGAAAATTATGAAAGTTGGATTGATTGGTCTAGGTCGTACTGGTGAAGGTATGGCTCGTCGTATGCTTGCAAAGGGTATTGAAGTCTGGGGTTACAGTAGCACTAACTATGAGAATGCCTGTGGACAATATGAAGCAGGGCACCTTAGTGGATGTGTAACTTCACTAGAGTATCTTGTCCAAGCAGTTAAATCTGATGGTAAGAAGTTCACTAGTGCAGGAAGAATTCCTGGCATCTTCCAAATCACACTGCCAGAGAAAAAAGCAGAAGACACACTTGATGAATTGCTACCTTTACTTGAGGAGGGTGATATTATCATTGATCACAGTACCACAGACATAAGAAAATGTCAGGAACTGGAACTATACTGTTCTAAGTTAGGTGTCTTATATATTTTCTCAGGGGTATATGGAGCACATGTTGCTATTGATGCTTGTTCTAAAATTTTCCAATCACTATCACCAGGTAATGTTGAATGACTCTATCGAATGTCTTACTCTGGGTATCAATTCCATTTGTGCTTCTTACTATAACCTTTGGACTTTATAGGGGTGAGAATTTCTACTACGAAAGTGATGACTATGATGGAAATGGAACCGCACATTAAAGGACGTTATGATTTTGCTATGAGTGCATTCGCTAGAATGTATGGGGTGAATCACGTTACTAGTAGTAAGGAGATTTTTAAATTTTGTAAGAAATGGGCTAATACTGAAGAAGAATCTATTCCTACAGGAACTTTAACTTCAGTTGATTTTTACTTTAGAGATCTTTGGAAAATCTGGGGAGGATACGTATGACCCATATCGCACTCAAGGCAGCACACTTTGCTGCTGCCACACTTAATAATCCTTTTGGAATTGGAACACTCAGTCTTGCATTGGTTTTTGTGCCTATTATCGGTATGCATCTAGTTCACAAATACGGTTGGCAGCATTGGGCACCATTTGACAGTCATCACAAGTAGTGTTATAGTACTTATGTTGTTCTTGCAACAACTGCGGTACTTTCCTTTGGTAGGTTCAGAAGTAGCGGCGATAGGAATCTACCATTCAACTGCCAGTATAACCGCTGGCACCTTGACTATATAATGTCAAAACCTTATAATGTAAGGGTAAACCAAACACAACAATGGCACTGACTGAAAAATTTAAGAAGGACATTAGCACTCTTCGTGCTGCTGCCGCTGGAGAAATTTTCCTTGATGTAAAGAATCCGAAACTTTTCAAAAAGGTACGCAGATTTTATGAGAAATCTGGAGCGGTATTTTCAGGAGAACCACTTGATGATTATGAAATGTTGATGGAACTCATTTACAATGACATTGAAATTGTTGAGGTTGGTTGAATGGATGACTTTTCAACAGTCAGCAGACAAGAATTTATTTCTAGTCAGTTGAAAGTATCTTTCAATGGTGTTGAGCGGGTAGACCAAAACTACTCTCAAGCACTGCAGGATATTTTCGTTCTTACAATGCTAAACGGTAAAGAGAGTGGAACCTATGTTGAAATAGGTGGAGCACATCCGACTAATATTAATAATACTTATCTTCTTGAAAGTGTTTTTAATTGGTCTGGAGTTTCTTTTGAAATCAATACTGATTTAGCAAACTTTTATAATAGTAAAAGGTTGAACAAGTGTATCTGTACTGATGCAACTCAAGTAAACTATTCTAAGGTTTTTGAAGAGAATAATTTACCAAATCAAATTGACTATTTGCAAGTAGATATTGATCCTTCGTATCAATCTCTTGCTGCTTTGAAAAAAATTGATTTGGAATCTTATAGATTTTCTGTTGTTACTTTTGAGACAGATGCATATCAGGGTAGTATAGATGTTATGGAAGAGTCTCGCAATATCTTCCAAAGCAATAACTACCAACTGGTTGCATCAAACGTCAAAAACTGTGGACACGCATTTGAAGACTGGTATGTCGATCCAAATATTGTCACAAACGATATCTGGACAGCACTCCAATCTGATAATATAGAATCAACTCAAATTTTACATTCATGAACGATCTAGATCCTAAGTCTGTTGCTTCAACAAAGACTACTGTCATTCACGAGAGGTTTCCTTATCGTTTTGTGCAGAGAGGTTATATTCAACTCAATGGTAATCCAGATTTTCGTTTGCAGAAAGCAAATGAATATACTAAGAAGTACTCTGACATCTATTTGTTTGATAATGGAGATCAGCTGCTTCTTGCTATTGAAGACCCAGAATATCCTAAATGGTTAGATCCAGATGGTGTTCCTTGTTATGTTACAGACTCGGTATCGTCTCAAAACTAGCCCTGGTCGGTGAAGGATCCCCTTCAATCCCGAAGTTTCCTAGTTTTAAAAACTAGGTGGTGGAGTCATTAGACCCTTTTTGGTTTCCTCGTTCCTAAAACGAGGTGGTGCGGATGGGTTACTCCCGCCAGGTTTCTTGTTTCCTGTCAAAGAACAAGTGGCGTGCATGTAAAGACCTATGGTAGGATGGTTGAAAGACCATCCTTTTTTGTATGAATCTACACTTAGTACTATTTGGTGATAAGAACTTTTCTCTTGGAAAGAATAGGATTATCAAACAAGCAGAGAATTTTGGTATCTTTAAAAGTATCCAACAGTTTTCTGAGGATGATTTGACTGGAGATTTCTGGGAAAATCACGCAAAGAAAATGATGATGCCTAGAGTTGGTATGCCTGATAAATTTTATGGGTACTACGCTTGTAAACCCTATTTTGTTGGTAAGGCATTAAGAAACATTCCTGAAGGTGACGTTCTTCTATATGTTGATAGTGGTTGTGAACTCAACAAGAACGGAATAAAAATGATGGAGCAGTATTATAATGAGTGTCTTGAAAACAATGGAGTATTCTTTAGTTTGAATCTCCCAGAGATTCAGTGGACTAAGATGGACACTTATAGACATATTGCTGGACCAGATGATAGTCATATGGTCACTAGACAAATCATCTCAGGTATTTTCTTGATGAAACACAATCCTATTATGACTGAGATTGTGGATAAGTGGAAAGAACTCTGCATCAAAGATGGGGGACGTTATCTTGATGATAGTCCTTCAAAATTTGAGAACCATCAAATCTTTAATGATCATAGGCACGATCAATCAATTCTTTCATTGATGATGAAGATCTATTCTCAATATGATGATTTTACTTTCCACGAGGATCATACTTTTGAAACCATTTGGGATGCTGCTGGTTTGAGTGGAGTTCCTGTGGGACCAGCGCAGGCAAAAATATGGAATACATATGGTAGAGATTATCCAATCTGGGCAACCAGAAATGGTAAAATCACTTTTACTAATTGTGAGGTGTAATTGACATTTACACGTTTTTGTTTTACAATGAATTGAGATTACAATTTTTATGTCTGTAGCGTTAATAACGGGTATAACAGGACAAGATGGATCATACTTGGCAGAACTTCTTCTTGAGAAAGGATATGAAGTTCACGGTATTGTTCGTCGTTCTTCCCTGATCAATACTCATCGTATTGATCACATTTATGATAAACTTATTCTTCATTATGGCGACTTAACTGATTCTACTAATATTATTGGTGTTATCAAAAAAGTTGAACCTGATGAAATTTATAATCTCGGAGCTCAGAGTCACGTAAAAGTTTCTTTTGAAACTCCTGAGTATACTGGCAATACTGATGGTCTTGGAACCCTACGTATTCTTGAGGCAGTTCGTCTTCTAGGTATGGAAGACAAAGTTCGTATCTATCAAGCATCTACTTCGGAGTTGTATGGTCTTGTTCAAGAAGTTCCTCAAAGAGAAACTACTCCGTTCTATCCACGCTCGCCTTACGGTGTGGCTAAACTCTATGGATACTGGATTGTCAAGAACTATAGAGAGTCGTATGGACTACACGCAAGTTCTGGAATATTATTCAATCACGAAAGTCCCAGACGAGGAGAAACCTTTGTCACTAGAAAAATTACGCGAGGATTGTCAAGAATTTCAGTTGGGGAGCAAGATGTATTATCTCTCGGAAACCTTGATGCACGACGGGATTGGGGTCATGCAAAAGACTTTGTAGAAGCAATGTGGTTGATGCTTCAACAAGATAAACCAGATGATTATGTTATCGCTACTGGAACTCAGTATTCTGTTCGTGATTTTGTTGAAGCAGCAGCACCCTATTTCGGTATGAAGATTGAATGGATGGGTGACGGTATGAATGAAGTTGGTTATGACTGGAATACTAAGAAACCAGTCATCAAAGTCGATCCTAAATATTTTCGACCTGCTGAGGTTGAAACTTTATTGGGTGATGCCACTAAGGCAAAAGAGAAATTGGGTTGGGAACCTAAAATTTCGTTTAAAGAATTAGTTGAGGACATGGTGCTTTATGGACAGTAGTAGTCGCGTTTATGTTGCTGGTAACACTGGGATGGTGGGATCAGCAATCGTCCGTATGCTCCATCGAAAGGGGTATACGGATATCTTATCAACACCTTCAAGTCATTTTGATCTTCGGCGGCAAGATGATGTAGAAAGGTTTTTTACTAATAATGAACCAGAATATGTTTATCTTGCTGCTGCAAAAGTAGGAGGTATTCTTGCTAATAGGGATTTTCCTGCACATTTCATCTATGATAATTTGATGATTCAATCAAATATCATTAATGCTGCTAGAAAGTTTGGTGTTAAAAAACTTTTGTTTCTCGGATCTTCTTGCATATATCCTAAGGAATGTCCACAACCAATCAAAGAAGAATATCTTTTGACTGGTCCCTTAGAACCTACGAATGATGCTTACGCAATAGCAAAGATTGCTGGGATTAAGATGTGTCAGGCATATCGTAAGCAGTATGGATTCAATGCAATTTCTTTAATGCCTACGAATCTTTATGGTCCAAATGATAACTTTGATACTGAATCATCTCATGTTCTTCCTGCATTGATTCGTAAGTTTGATGATGGTAAGGGTGTAATTGATCACGATCTCGGTGGACCTTTCAATCCGTCAATTCGTCTCTGGGGTGACGGAACACCTAAGAGAGAGTTTCTTCACGTCGATGACCTTGCAGACGCTTGTTTTGCTGCTATGGTAAACTATGATGGAGATCAATCTCTTAATGTTGGAACTGGTGAAGATATTGCGATTGGTGATCTTGCAAGTATGATTTCTGATGTAGTTGGTTTTAATGGTGGTATTATCTGGGACACTGATAAACCCAATGGTACTCCAAGAAAACTTTTAGATGTAAGTAAAATCAAAGCACTTGGTTGGGAACCTAAGATTGGTCTTAAAGAAGGAATCGAATCAACATATAAGTGGTATAAAGAATGTCTGTAGCGGAGTTCTTTAAAAAACACTTAGATTCTATCTCTACATCTTATAATAGTCTTGACACTCAAAAAGCAGATAAACTTGTAGATCTACTTTTTACTTGCACTGGTAAAATATTTTTCACTGGTGTAGGAAAGAATGGGCACGTAGCAGCAAAAGCAACATCAACTTTTTCTTCTATAGGTTTACCATGTTTCTTTTTAAATCCTGTTGATAGTGTTCACGGAGATATGGGAGTTATCTCTTCTACTGATATCGTGATAGCAATATCTAAGAGTGGTAATACTGAAGAGTTGCTTAATTTTCTCCGTTGTGTGAACAGGAAGAATTGTAAACTAATTACAATACATTCAAATCCAGGTAACGAATCTAGCAACTATTCTTATCTGGATATTGATTTGCAAGTTGATAATGAAGCGGATCATTTAAATATTGTACCAACTTCTTCTATTGCAATATTTACAGTGTTCTTGCAATCAGTTGCTTGTGAGATATCGAGTAGAAGAAATCTTAAGTTAGAAGAATTTGTTTTTAATCATCCTGGTGGAAGTATCGGTAAATTAAAATGATCCAATCACAAGAAATTAAATATGTAATCATTCAATCTGGTGGTAAAGGAACCAGAATGGGACACTATGTTCAGAACAGACCAAAGTGTTTAGTTCCTGTGAATGGTATTCCGATGATTTTGAACACTATGAAAGTGTACAAAGATAGGAAAATTATTATTATTGGAGATCACTTAGTTGATGTTCTTGATTCTTATCTTGATTGTTTTGGTAGTGACTATGACTATCAAATTGTAAGAACTGAGGAATCAGGAACTGCTGGAGGTCTTGCGAAAGCAGTTTCCCTTATACCTGAAGGAAAACCTTTTATTGTTACTTGGTCAGATCTCTTTTTTGAGAAGGAACAAGAGTTTGTTCTTGAAACTGAACTTCTTGTCGGTCTTTCAAATACATTTAACTGTAGGTGGAAGTATGATGGTGAATTTGTGAATGAATCATCTATAGAATGTGGAGTATCTGGTTTCTTTGTTTTTTGGGATAAATCTAAGTTTGATAAATTATCAACGAAAGAATCTTTAGTTAGAGGATTTTTAACTGAAGAATATACTGCTGAAAATATTTCCACATTCTACAATCACGATTGTTTTGAAGTTGGTGAGAAAGATAGATATGAAGAACTCATATCTCAAGGACCAAATCATAGATTTTTTAATAAAGTTGATATTATTGATGACTTAGTATACAAACGTTGTATTGACTTGAAATATATTTCAGTTCATGAAAATGAAAAGAATTGGTATAAGTTTGTTGATGAAAAATTTGATAAGATTCCAAAAGTATATGCAACAGATCCTTTAATTCTTCAAACAATTCACGGGAAACATCCTTGGAATCTTAGTGATCAAAAAGATGATATAATTGAGAATTATTGTAACACTTTAGATACACTTCATAATATTGATTCTACTGAAGGTAATATTGGAGATTGTATGCAAGTATATTTTTCCAAACCATATCAAAGGATTGATGAGGTTTCTAAAATAGTTCCTTTGGTTCATAGATCTTTTATTAACATCAATGGAAAGGACTGTATTAATCCTTACTACAATCTTTCATATTTTGAAGATATTGTAAGTGCTATCAGTAATATTGAAACTTATAATATTATTCACGGAGACTGTACCTTTAGCAATGTACTAGTTGATGATACTTGTCAAGTATGGTTGATTGATCCTCGTGGAACCTTTGGTAGTACAAAGATTTATGGTGATAGAAGATATGACTGGGCAAAACTTTATTATTCTGTATCTGGAAACTACGATTCAATTAATTCTAAACAATTCAAAGTAAGTATATTAAATGATTGTGTTGATCTTGAAATCAAGTCCAATGGATATGAGCAAATGTCAGACTACGTAATTAGTAGATCTGGGATGACTAAAAAAGAAATGCTTCTAATAAACGCTACCATTTGGTTATCTCTGACTGGGTATGTTAAAGAAGATATTGATGCTGCAATGTACGCTTTTTATAAAGGATGTGAATTATGGACACAAGCATTTTCTCAAGACTGAATAAGACTTGGATTTTTGATCTTGACGGTACTCTTGTTATTCATAATGGATATAAGTGTGGAGAGGATACTTTACTTCCAGGAATTAAAGACTTCTTTCATAAGAATATAACTGACACTGATTATGTTCTTATCATTACTGCAAGACATAGTGAGTTTAAGGGTATTGCTGAAAAGTGTTTTTTGGAAAATCAAATTGAGTATGACAAAATCATATATGATATGCCAAATGGAGAAAGAATACTTGTGAATGATATCAAACCAAGCGGACTGAAAACTGCATATTCTTATAATCTGGATAGAAATACTGGATTATGACTGTTAAAATTACACTGAATGATCCCAAGTACAACTATTCGTATAAAGGATTTTGCTCTATAGTCTGTGCCATTATTGACATAGCGTTAGAGCATTATTCTGTTTACGGTGATTGTGATTGTCAAGTAGTGGAATCTCAGACATTAGAATTATTTGATTCTATTCATAAAGGAGAGTCCGAGTATGATGCTGGATCTTGGTGGTTGGAAAGATTTTTTTCAAATGAACTACATCATAGTGAATACTCTGCCCATACAGTTGCTGATCCTAGTAATTTGATTCTGAAGAACATGATCCTTCAAAATATTTTGTCAATTAAAAAAGATAAGTTGCTGAAATTTGAGAACAAATATAAAGGTCTTGGACTTACGGATAAAACTCTTGCTGTTCAGATAAGAGGAACTGATAAAAATACTGAGATTGAAGAACCAAATATTGATAACATAATTGATAAAATTGATAGTTACTTTGAATCTAATTTAATTGATAATATTTTTTTAGCGACAGACGATAGTAAATTTTTTAATAAGTTAAAGTCCTGCTATGGAGACTTGCTTTTATATGATAATGAAGTTAGAATGAGTGAAGATGGTACACCTCTTCATAGACTATCAGATAGAGATGTGGTCAATGAGGAAGTATTGTCCAATGTCTACATTCTTTCAAGGTGTAAGCACTTTCTCTATAGTTTTTCAAATGTAAGTCTTCTTGCTTTGATTATGGGAGCAAATACACAGAAGACAATCGTTAATTTAAATTCATGAAGTATATCTATCACCATCTAGGACTTGGAGATCATATCATTAACAATGGTATGGTCCGTCATTTTTATAAAGAGTATGGTGCAATCACGCTGTTTGCTTACAAGCATAACGTAAAGAATGTTCAGTATATGTATCGCGATCTTGATAACTTTCAAGTCATAGGATCTGAAAGTGATGCACAGATTGATTCTTACATTCAAAAGACTGGAGTTGATTGTATCAAGATTGGATTCTCTGATCTCAGTGGTCTAATGCCTGAACTTGCTTTTGACAAAGCATTTTATAAGTTGGCAGATCTTGATTTTTCTATTCGATTTGATGAGTTCTATTTGGAGAGAGATCTTGCTAAAGAGAATGAAGTTATTGAAGCATTAAATCCTACTAGAGAAAAGTATGTCTTTGTTCACGATGATTCGATGCGTGGGTTCTCTATTGATCTTGAGAAGGTAAGGACTGATTACAAGATTGTTATGAACGATAAGCAGTTTAATGTGTTTGATTATCTTACACTCATTGAGAATGCTGAAGAGGTTCACTTTATGCAGTCTTCATTTAAAGAACTTATTTGTTCTTTCAAATTAGATAAACCAACTTTATATCAACACAACTATGTCAGACAGTATGAAGAATGTATGAACTCTGTTGGACTTAATCCTTTTATTGAAATTGACTGATGATTAGTATTGTAACTGGAACACTTAATCGGATTGGAATGCTTCCAGCATTGATCCAAAATACTGTAATGTCTGATGAAAGACTTGAACTTGTATTGGTAGATGGTGGTAGTACTGACGGCACTATCGATTATATTAAAGAGTTGAATCATCCACAGATCAAACTCATTGAAGTTGGTGGTAGAAGTTCATACCCACACTTTATGAATTTGGGTATTCGGGAAGCAACTCACGAAGTGATCTGTCAATGGAATGATGATGTCATTCTTGCAAACGAATGGTCTGAAGTTTTTATTGAACTCCAGTCTGGTCACGACTTCTATCTTTTTAATTGGAAGTACGGATCATACGAGGATGTTAATAATCCCGTTTGGTTAGAAGGAACTGACCACACTAAAGGATGGTGTCTTTGTAATACGATACCTGATGGTGGTACAGAGATTGTTATGAACTACGGTCTCTATCATAAAAAAATATTCAGGGAGATTGGAATGTACAACCCTGAATATAAGTACTATTGTGCTGATGGTGATATGGCACACCGTGCATATAACTTTGGATACACAGTAAAAGATCTGTGTAATATTCGTGTTTGCTCCTTACCTACATCTAAAGTTGCAACACCTCATCCAAATGATGGTGTCATCTATAATAACAATATGGCATTACATCAGCAGAAAATTTTGCCAGAAGGTCTTGACTATCTTTGAGCGATCATATCTCTATGATTGTGAATTTGATTATCGTTCTCATCGAATGGTTCTCCAATGAAAGCATAGTTATCTAATTTACGATCTCTTTTGATATGTGTAGATGGTTCAAATCCAAAGTATTCATCGTGGGAGAATAGACTTTCTTTTGCTTTTGGATAGATGACATCTCTCAAGAAGCATTGATCAATAGATCTATCAAAGTCAGAACGACTTGCCATATAGTCTTCGATCTGATTTTTGATATCTAATATGAAACCACCTCTACAACCCCACATACCAGCGTTAATCTCCCACATATGACCACCTGGATGATCTCTAATGATGTGGAACATCTTGCCAGATTCTAACCACTCATTAACTGCTGCAACGTCTCTTTCAAAGAGGCGAGAGTCACAATCTCTGGATATCATACACTCAATATCTTCAGAGACTGGCATAAATCTCCAGAGTGCATTCCAGTGAGTTAGATCTTGTTCTGTATTGACTAGAGTTACATTATTGCTTTCTAAGTCCTCTAATACATAGTCAGGTACAGAATCATTATGATATAGACGCATCTCCCAATCTGGGTAAAACTCTTTAGCAAGTTCTGAGTTTTTTATTGCGCCGACAGTGTACTTGGGATTATCTCCCCATAATGAAAATGACAATACTTTCATATTATTCTTCAATCTTTATTATTTATGACTATCAAAAAGAAATATAATTTGATTGGTGGAGGATTCAATCATTATGAAAGAGGTAATAAAGGATCATCAATTTATAAGCAGGAATCAAAATTTATTGATTGGGTAAACTCTGGTGCAGAGGATACTTTTTATATTGATGAAAATATTGGTATGGCATTTGATGATGATACGAGTGTCAAGAAATATGCTTTGTTATTGGAATCAAAAGAAATAAAACCACATGTATATGAAGATGTAAAAAGAAACTACCTTCATTATGTTAGAATTTTTGATGCCATCTTCACACATAATAAAGAAAT